CTTCTTGTAATTCCATTTCTTTTTCAAAGAACTTTTGCTCATCTTTATTCAAGAAGTGCTTTAGTTGACCAGTGTTTTTATCCATTGGTACACAGAATCCTTTAAAAGTACCTGTATACATGAATTCTCCATCATGGCCTTTGCCTAGCCAACTATTATTTCTAATAATTGGCTTGACATCAACCTTTTTATTTAAGAGAATAGAACTTCCTTTTTCAAATCCAACTTCACTCATAATCTTCTTTTATTGTTTTATTAATTAATTATTATCCAATGTTTGGGATAAATCTAGCTAATCTCATTGGGTTATGAACTTTAACACCCATGATAGAGCCTTTCATTACTTTGTAACCATCTACAGTAGATGCAGTAAGACCTGGAGTTAAACCACCTTGAGCAGAGAATGGATCTCTTAAACCTGGTAGGTAACGGAACATATCTGCTTCACCTTTAACAACTACTTTTTGAATGTTATCAACACCTGATTGAGTACCAAAATCCATGATCAAATATTCTCTAGATTTTACAGTACCACCTTCTGGATGCATTGCTTTCTCCCTAGTAATATCATCAAAATGAGGTATTTTAATTAAGGTAATTTCAATACCATTTAGGAAACCGTAAGACTTAAATTGTCCTCCTAATCTTAGGTTATCACCAGTTCCAGTAATACGGTTACCAGCATTGTTGTAAGAGAAGTTAGCACCTTTAGCATCTACAGCTTTGTGGAATTGTACAAAACCATATTCACCTGTACCTAGTACAAATTTACGGGAATCTTCAGGTAATTTACCAACTGACAATGACATTAATACTTCAAATAAATAATCTAAAGAGAAAGTATTGTAGTAGTATACGTTAGCTGGAGCAACTTGTGCCATTAAACCAGCACCTTGTCTGATTTCATATCCAGATTCACCTTTATTCAAGTAAGTACCTTGAGAAGTTTTATTTGGTTGTCCGTACATAGCTAATAAAGCTTTTTCTCTACGGAATTCTTTCATAAAATCCCAATCTAGTTTTTTAATCCAAGTAGTTTGAGTTTTACCTGCAGCATCTTTGAAAGCAAAAGCCAATGGTCTGTTAACACCTTTTCTAATCATGTTACCTGGTACTTCATATTCCTTACGGATAAAAGAACAAGTATTTTGCATTTTGAAAGGAGAAGTGTGGTAAACAGTTCCACCTCTTTTAGAAAGAGTTTGTTCTACTAGAGAATACTCTTTAGAGAATCTTTTTCCAGCAGCAAGTTCTTCAACTGGAATAAACAAGTTAACATCACCAGTTACTAATTCTACTTCAAAATCCCAGTTAGTACCATTTGGTTCTGGATCTTTAGTAACACGTAAGAAGTAAGTTTCAGTTTCTTCACCTACTATAACGTCAGAAGCTTCAAAAGCTCTTTCAGCAAAAGTTAATGTAAATCTAGTTACACCAATACCTGGTTTAACACCAGTATAAGTAGCTGATACTAATGGATAGTTTTTGTTTTCAGCACCTTGCAACCACCACTCAAAAGGAAGATCATCATCAATTTCTAAAGTAGAAAATTGGTCCATAAAAGACAATAAGTCTTCTCCTAAGTTAACTTTGTAAATTTGTTCAATTAAATTTGACACTACAATAGGTTGTGTAGCGTACATAGCTCCTAAGTGATTATCTGTAACTAGGCCAGAAAAATCCTTAGGTTCAAACATCTGTAATTCTGATATTAGCATTTTAAGGTTTGTTTTTTAGTTATTTACTGTATTTATTTTTTATTGCACTCAATAAGTCAGTGGAGCTTTTAGAAGCTGGGATAGATGCTTTTCCAGAACCACTGAATTTATTATCATTTGATTTAATCAATTTCTCTAATTCTTTAACACTACTAGTCTTTGCAGTACTTATTACTTTATCCCATTTACCTTCAAATATTCCTAATGAAGCTAAGTAATGTAATGTCATTTCAAATTTAATAGGATCTTTTGCTCTAATCTCCATTACCTTATTAACTGGATTACCTTCTGCATCTCTGCCAGTAGGTTGTGTCATAGAACTATATATTTCTTTTTTTACTTTATCATTCAATTTAATACCTGGTACAATCTCTTCTGTTTTATAGATAGTTGTTTCTACAGTATTAAGTAATTCTTTTGTTCTTTGTTCAGCTACTTTTCTTTCTTCTTCTTGTTGTTTCTTAATATAAGCTTCTTCTTTTTTAAGAATATCTTTTATTTCTCCAAGAGCATCTTTAGCCTCACTAAATAATTCATCTGTATCTTCATAGGTCTCTATAAGTTTTTTAATCTTATTTTCTTTAAGACCAGTTGATTCTAGATATTGTCTTACTATTTCTTTTTGTAATTCAGTATCTTCTTCTAATTTACTGTCAGTAATATTGTTAAAAGAAATCTCTCTTGATTTAGTAGCTATTAACTGATCTAAAGGAACACCTTCTTCATAGTTATCTATTAATTCTTTAAGAACATCAGGTAAAGACTCTTTATAAGATTCAATACCATAACCAATTTCTCTGTCTACTGCAGTAACTAAACCATCAATAGTACCATCAAAATCTTTAAACAATTCTTCTGAGAATACACCTTTTTCTACTAATGTAGAACCAAATGCTTTAAACAATTCTCCAGAACTATCTGCGTCAACAGCTTCTTCTGTTTCTATGGCAGTCTCTGTAGTATCATCACTATCAGTGATATCACTATCTGTAATTTTTGCAGTTTCATCTTCTTTAGGTATTGTACCTAAGGCAGAGATGTCTATTAAATTACCAGTTTCTTCTGTATTTCCTTCATTTGAAGTACTAGTATTTGTAGTACCCTCTGTGTTAGATAAGTCTATAAGTGCATCATTATTAGTTCCTAACGCTGCTATGTCTAACCCCTCAAATATTGATTCTTTACTCATAATAATTTATTGTTTACAAATTTATGTATTAATAAAACAAATATACAAAACTTTTTAATCTTTAGTTAAAACTCAGTATAGCTAAAGTTTACTTTTTGTCAAATTTATTCTTATTCTCTTTAGCTATTTTAAGTGCATTATCTGCTTTATATTTTTCAGCATCTGCTTTCATCTTAGCTATTTCTTTTTGTGTTGCTAACTTTTCTTTTTCTATGTTAGTTTTATTCTGTATTTCTTTATCTTTAAGTATTCTATCTAGGTTACCAGACAACTCACTGGAAGCATATTTTCTTTCTTCCATTGCTTGTCCTGCAATTTCCATAGGATCAGGAATACCATTATTATTTTGATCTAATTCTTGTTGACGTGAATAAACTTGCATTTCAGCAACTCTTATTCTTGTCTCATTATCAGAATCTATTTTATATCTAGTCATTTCTCTTTCAGCTTCATTCTCTGCAGACTGCATTTTTTGTGCTTCTAATTGAGCTTGTCTATCTGCTTCTGCATTTTGCTGCGCAAGTTTTTGTTTATCTTGTTCTGCTTTTTCTATCTTACGTCTTATAGAACTTAAGCTAGTAGTAGTATAGATATCCATTAACTGACTAAAGTTAATCTTATCATTTTGTATACCTGCATGTGCTAACTGTTTAAGTGCTTCATATAGTTGTCTATCATTAGCTGAGTTAGTTGTCATTATACCATATTCTGCTTCACAAAACTGGTCTGGATCTAACTGGTAAGTTACAATAGTCATATCATCTAAAATATGTTGCATCTTCTTAGCCTTACCTGTACTAATACAATATTTAGCTGTATCAAGTAAAGTATCCATTACACGTAACTTAGTTCTTTCATGTAAATAAAACCAAGGTTCTGTAATCTGAGCAGAGTTCATTATAGCTTGTTGTGTAGTACCTAAACCTGCAGATTGAGCAATATCTCCTTCTCTTTGTCTAGATATACCTGTAATCTCTCCTATCTCATTCTTAATAAAGTCAAGCATATTAATATGTTGTTGGATTGATTGTCCTACTTCCATATTAAGTACTCTTCCAGTAGTATTAAAGTTACCTGCCAGTTTACCAGTAGCGGCACCTTTCTTAGCTTCTTTAAAAGAATCTACAATAGCCCAACCATGTACTTCAGCATAGTGCATCCATTTATCTATTTCCCAACCATCAGGTACTTTAGCTAAATCTAATTCACCAATAACACCTTTATTTTTAGCAAATAATAACTCTAGTCTGTACATGTATATATTATACAAATACTGATAAGGTTTAATTCTATCCATTAAAGACATTGCTTTACCAACACCTGTCATGTATTGTGTTCCTACATAACCTGATTTACATCTAGATGGATTAGACATTCTTCTAAATTGAATAGGTCTAGGTTGCATTTTAACAAATATATCATTTGCTATCTTAGTACCTTCCCAATATTCATTTATCCAAAGCCATTCTATTTCTTCACCTTTTGATCTATCAGCTTTGTATAATTCATCTACCCAAGTTTCTTGTGGTTCTCCTTGTTCATCATAGTACTTTAACTTTCCTATTTTACGTCTGGATTTCCATACAAGTCTAATAACTCTTACGTTACCATCTGTATCAAACATACCTCCAAAACCTGGTCTTGTATCTGCAATATCTATTAAGTTTCTTGTTTCACCAATTGCTTGTAGATATTCATCTGTGGAAAACTTAGGAGTACCATACTGTGAATATTGGTACTTATAACCTTTCTCTAAAAATTCTATATTGTCAGGAGTAAGATAGTCATGGTATAAGTCAATTACATAACCTATACTTCTATAACCTTCCTCTAATATCATATCTGCCTCATCCCAGTACAATGTATCTGGTTCCATTAGTGCGTATGTATTTAAAGGATTACATCTCCTGACAACGGGTTCACCACTTACTTCATCTATACAATAGATTTCTTCTCCTGCAATTAATGCATCATGGAAACCTCTATTGAAAGCTGTCTTAAGGTCTAATTCTAAGTAGTAATGTTGTAATATCCATGTACCACCTAGTTCTCTTTTTTCTTGCCATTCAAAATTAAGATACTTTTCAGTCTCTTTTAATTTCTCTTGTATATAAGCTTCTTGTTGTTTTGGATCTTGCAACTCTGGCATATCTGCTAATAAGATATTTTGCAAAGATTGCATTATAATTTCTTTCTTTTCTTGCTCTTTTTGTGAGATAGCATCCTCATTAAGTACCATAACTCTAAAGTCAAATGGTCTTGTTAACTCTTCTCCTGATAACCTATTTATTTTAGGATTGGCTATAGGATAATTTCTCAAAGTAGCAGGGAAACTATTTCTATCTAATCCCATAGGATTTAATACAGTTTCTAAATCACCTACATCTAAGATATCATTGTATAAGTTATAATTAGTTTTCTTATTTAATCTAGTCTGTCTAATAGTAGGATCACTATATAACAGAATTTGCTCACCAGCCAATACGCATTGTTTGCACCACTCTTCAGTTTTTTCTTTAGTGGACTTCTTTTGACTGGGAAAATATCTTGGTACGTTAGTTGTATTAAAAAACATTTTTTTATATTAAAATGGAATTAACAAATATACTTATGTTTATTTAAATTGTACACCATCAGTTAAAAAATTTCTGTACCCACTATAGCTTTT